GTTGATGTTGAATTACAGGATATAAATTTTTATGCTGCGTTTGAAGAAGCAGTAACTACATATGCTAATGAATTATATGCTTTTAGAATAAGAGATAATTATTTAACATTAGAAGGAGCTCCTACTAGTTCAACATTAAATAATGCATTAATTACTCCTAATTTATCTAATATTATTCGTTTATCCGAACAATATGGAACTGAAGCTGGAGTAGGAGGTAATGTAACTTGGTATAGTGGTTCTATTGCTTTAACTTCAAGCGTACAAGACTATGATTTAAATGCATGGGCCGTAGCAAATGGAATTAGTGGTAGTGATTTAGAAATTAAACAAATATTTTGGCAAGGCCCTCCCGCTATTACCCGATTTTTTGACCCTTATGCTGGATCCGGAATGGGTATGGTAAACCTAATAAATACATTTGGGTGGGGTGGATATAGCCCAGCCATTAACTTCTTATTAATGCCTATTAATTATGATTTAGCAGTCATTCAATCTATTGAATTTAATGATACTGTAAGAAAATCAAACTATAGTTTCCAATTAGTAAATAATAAACTTAGAATATTTCCTATTCCTACAATTTATAGTGATGGAGGATATATTTGGTTTAGATATATTAAAAAATCTGAAAGATTAGCTAACTCTATTTCCCAACAACCAGGAAATATTACTAATGTATCTAATGTTCCTTATAATAATCCTACATATACACAGATAAATTCTGTAGGTAGAGTTTGGATTTATGATTATGCTTTAGCTATATGTAAAGAAATGTTAGGATATGTTAGAGGAAAATACGATGTTATTCCTGTTCCTAATGATAGTGTAAAATTAAATTCTGGTGATTTAATAACAGCAGCAACTGCTGAAAAAACAGCATTAATTGAAAGATTAAGAGGATATTTTGATGAAACCTCACGTAAAGCATTATTAGAAAGAAAATCGCAAGAAAGTGAATTCACACAAAAAGAATTAACTGTAATACCTAACGTAATCTATATAGGATAATGGCTTTATTTGGGCGACAAAGAGATGTAAGTCTATTTAGAGGACTAAATAGAGAACTAATGGGTGATATTATTACCCAACAGTGTGCTTATTACAAATTTGTGATAGATAAAACTATAACAAATATATATGGTGAAGCAGCAGGAGGTAAATATTTTAATGGTCCTACTTTATTAAATGCTTTAATAAAAAGAGGTGAACAAAGTAACCCTGTAAGTGAAATTGGTGTAGGATTTAATTGGAATATTGATTTTTCATTTTTATTAGATGATTTAAATGATGCAACTATTGACCCTGAAGTTGGTGATATAATAATGTATCAAGAAGCATATTATGAGGTAGATAATGTAAGAATAAACCAATTCTTTGTAGGTAAGGATCCGGATTATCCTTATGCTCCTAACCCTCTAAATCCACAACTAGAAGATTTTGGCTATAATGTATCAGCAATATGCTCAACTCATTATGTCCCCGCAGACCGTGTTAATATAGTAAAAGCTAGATTCTAATGGAAAAACCAACACCCAAAACCCAACGAGAAATAAGTATTTCTCTACAACAACCTTATGAACAACAAGGTCCTGGGTTTCAATCTACTGGGAATCCTAATCCTGAATCTATAAAAAATAGAGCGGATCAAGTATCTTTTAGAGGAGATACAACTAAACCTTTTAGTATAGGTATTCAAGATATAGATGAGGCTGTAATGTATTACTTTAAAGAAGTAATTAAGCCTTTTGTAATACAAAATGGTGAAAGAATAGCAGTACCTATAATATATGCATCACCCGAAAAATGGAGTTCCTTCCAAAAAGATGGATATTATAGAGATGCTAAAGGTAAAATTATGTACCCCATTATTGCTTTTAAGCGTGATTCTATTGAAAAAGATAGAACCACAGGTAATAAATTAGATGCTAATCAACCTGTTAATTACGGTATATTTTATAAACAATATACCCCTAATAATGCCTATGATAATTTTTCAGTTCTAAATAATAGAAAACCTGAAAAAACATATTATGCAACCGTAATTCCTGATTACTTATCTGTAAAATATAGTTGTACTATATTTACTTATTATGTAGAACAATTAAATAAAATTGTAGAAGCAATTGAATATGCTTCTGATTCATATTGGGGTAATCCTGAAAAATTTAAATTTAGAACTAAAATTGATTCTTTTAGTACAGCAGTAGAATTACAAAATGAAGATGAAAGAGTAGTTAAATGTACTTTTGATATACAACTAAGAGGTCATATCATACCGGATGTACCGCAGAAAGATTTAAATGCTATAAAGAAATTCAGAAATCGTTCTAAAATTACTATTAATACAGAAACTACAACAAATTTATAATATTTATTATAAAAAATGGCATTAGTATTATCAAGCGCAAGTATATCTTCTGGAGAAACTATAAGAGCAGGACACGTAACTCAGTCTATTAAAGCTCTTACAGGAGCTGAAGCATATGACATAACAATTTCTGGCTCATTAACAGTAATTGGATCTACAAATATTTCAGGTAGTGTAGATATATCACAAAGTCTTACAGTTGGAGAAACTTTAACTGTAGGTGAATTAGAAATAACTAATTTAACAGTTAATGGAATAGCTGATATTACAACAGCAAATATTGATTCTGGTATTATATCTGCTAGTTTTACTGGTAGTTTATTAGGAACTGCTTCATACGTAACTGGATCTAGTGTTTATGGTCCTAATGGATCTAACAGTATTTTAACAGCAAGCTTTGCAACAACAGCTTCATTTGTACGAAATGCATTAACCGCTTCATTTGTACAAAACGCAGTAAGTGCTTCATATGTATTAAATGCAGTAAGTGCATCATTTGCCTCTACTGCTTCATATGTAACGGGTTCTATTTTTACAGGAAATAATTTAGCTTTATCTTCATCGTTTGCATCAACGGCTTCGTTTGTGCAGAATGCTCAAACCGCCTCTTACGTATTAAATGCCGTGAGTGCATCATTTGCCTCTACAGCATCAAATACACCAAATGCATTAATAACAGCATCTGTTTCTTCTAACACTATTACCTTTACTAAAGGAAATGGTTCTACATTTCCTATTACAATAAATACAGGCAGTGGAGGATCTACGGCCGCAGGTAATAATTATGAAGTTCAATATAATATAGGAGGAGTCTTTGACGCTAGTAATGGATTTAGATTTATTCCTGCTCCTTCTTTTAGTTTAGAAATAGGAATACAAAATTCTAATAATGCTAAAGGAATAGGTTCATTTGTTGGTGGATTTTCTACTGTAGCATCAAGAAGTTACCAAACAGCTGTTGGACAACTTAATGAACAGGATAACTTAACTTCATTATTTGTCGTTGGAGGCGGAACAATATCTGATAACTCTAGAAAAGATGCTTTTTCTGTCGACCAAGACCCAGATTCATTATATTGTTATATGGTTATACCTAATAGTTTGGGATCACCCGCTACTATCAAAACTGGATCTATGTATTATGATATTGGTGATGGAAAAATATATGTATGGAATGGATCTGTATGGAAATCTTTTACTCCTGATCCTTAATAACTAAATCAAACAAAATATGGAAATTAAAGTTTTAACACAAGAAGAAATTCAACAATTAAAAAATATTAGAGAACAAAACGCACAGTTAGTTGAACAATTTGGTTTTATTGAATATCAACTTCAATCATTATTTTTGCAAAAAGAAGAATTAAGTAAAAATCTTAAAGAAGTTAAGTTATCCGAAATTACACTTGGAAAACAATTACAAGACAAGTATGGTGATGGAACTATTAACCTTGAAAAGGGTGAGTTCATTCCTAACCCAACATGACTTTGAAAAAACTCAAAATATTTATAATAAAACAAAATCAATTAACTAATGGCAAATACATATCTATTATCACCTGGTGTACTAGCAAGAGAAAATGACCAGTCATTTATAACAGCAAGACCTGTTACTGTTGGAGCAGCCATTATTGGCCCTACAGTTAAAGGTCCTGTTGAACTTCCTACAATAGTAAGGTCATACAGTGATTTCCAAAATAAATTCGGAACTGTATTATATAGCGGAAGTAGCACATATACTTATCTTACTTCTATTACTGCTTATAATTACTTCCAAAACGGAGGTGATACTTTACTAGTAGCTCGAGTAGTAAGTGGATCGGGAACCGATTGGTCTCCTGCTACCAGCAGTGCTATTCCTACTGCTTCGGCAGGTGGAACTCTTGCTTCTAACCCATTTATATTAGAAACTCTTTCTGAAGGTGTCATAATGAATAATACTCTTCCGGCTGAAACGGCTGGTGGAGTATTACCAAGTGGATCAGTTGATAATGTTAGATTTGAAATTGTAGGCACCAATACAGGCTCAGGTGTATTTACTCTCTTAATTAGAAGAGGAGACGATACAAATAATAATAAAATTGTATTAGAATCTTGGACCAATTTATCGTTAGATCCATTCTCAGCTAATTATATTTCTAAAGTAATTGGTGATTATACATTAAATTATAATTCAACTACAAATCAAATTGAAGTATCAGGTAGCTATCCAAATGCTTCAAGATATGTAAGAGTAAAAGCAGTAAATTCTCCAATGCCTAACTATTTAAATAGTAATGGAGTAGCTAATGCTGCTTATACCGCTTCAATGCCTAAAGCTGGAACCTCTGGTACTTTTGGTGCTGCTGTTGGTAATAATATTTCTGTTGATATGAAATTTTATGATCAAATCAGTGGTAACATTCAAGGATTAACTGGGTCTGATTATAGTAATATGATCAACTTACTAGCTAACGTTGATGATTATAAATTTAATGTATTGTTAACTCCTGGATTAACTGATGCTAATGCTTCTTCTCAAGTAACATCTATAATTAGTAATACCCAAGATAGAGGTGATAGTATTTATGTACTTGATTTAGTAAATTACAATAGCTCAGTAACATCAGTAATATCTGCGGCTTCATCTAGAGATACCTCATATGCTGCTTCATATTGGCCTTGGGTTCAGGTAGTTGATCCTGATCTCGGTAAAAACGTATGGGTACCAGCTTCAACAGTAATTGGTGGCGTATATGCTTTTAATGATAAAGTAGCTGAGCCCTGGTTTGCTCCCGCCGGTATAAACAGAGGAGGATTAGGAACGGTAATTAGAGCTGAAAGAAAATTAACTTCAAATGATAGAGATGATCTGTATCAAGGTAAAGTTAATCCTATAGCTACATTCCCCAATACCGGAGTAGTAGTATACGGTCAGAAAACACTTCAAAATAGACCTAGCGCTCTTGATAGAGTTAATGTTCGTAGATTATTAATTTCTCTTAAGTCTTATATTTCACAAGTAGCATTAAACTTAGTATTTGAACAAAATACTGTAGCTACTAGAAATAACTTCCTAGCTCAAGTTAATCCTTATCTAGAAAGTGTACAACAAAGACAAGGTCTATATGCCTTTAGAGTAATAATGAATGAATCTAACAATACAGCAGACGTAATTGATAGAAATGAATTAGTAGGTGCTATTTACCTACAGCCTACCAAGACTGCTGAATTTATCTATCTAGATTT